CCTCGGCGAGGAGGACGTCCCTCCCGCACTGCTTGGCGTAATGGCTCGCGATGATGACACTCTTTTCTAACACCGGGGTGAGAATGCCGTAGAGCGCTTCGAGTTGGGCGTTCTCGTAGGCACCCGAAGATTCACCGAAACCAGTTTTCATCATTATTGGAATAAGACGTGCGCGTCTCCTTCCTTGACACGAAGAATGTTGTGACTTAAGGCATAAATTCGCACATTTCTCTTGAAATCTGGGTTAGGGTTGAGGGTGAATTCGAAAATTTGATTTTTGATGGGAGTGAAATCCACCGCCCCCGACGGGCGAGGGTGTTCGGGGTCCAACCCGAACGCGTACGAATAGAAACGCCGAATCAGTTGGGTCTTGCTGTGGTGAATGCCACTCTGCACCGCCTTGAGAAAGTTCACCCCACCCGTGATTTCGTCCAAGACGACGTCGTTGTCCAAACGGATCTTTAAAGTTCGAAGGTTCTCGAAGAGCACGAGTTCACCGTTGTTGAATTTCCCATACTGAACAGCCGGGTCCGCACCGTTCGTCTCCACGATGTTGTCGTAATCGAAGGGACTGCAAAAGTAATACGGCGTGGTCAATTGCCCGAGATCCTCCCTCTGAATCACGAAATAGAGTTCCTTCACGGGGTGGGTGAATTGCGTGTTCACCTTCAATTCCGTCTCCCCAGCGTCGATGAAAAAACTCTCCTGTTGGAGTTGGGTGATGACGAAATCCGTGGGCGTGTTCTGGAGTCGAACCCTCTCCGCGCTTTCGACCCACCCCACCTCGGCCTCGAGGGTGAACTCTTTCAAGTGCAAATCCAGAGAACTCACGTCCGGACGCTGCATGAACACGCCGTTGTTGTATTGCACCAACGGCGCGACGTCTCGGAGTTTCACCACCACGTGAATCTCCTTGTTTCGTATGGCACACAGAGGGATGGCCCATCGCTCATGACCGTAGAACCAAAAAGGAATGTCGAAACGCCAATCGGTCTCCCCCGAAGCACCGCCGAGATAATTCAAAATAGTTTGAGACGACACCGGAAGGTCCGCGCTTCGCACCGGATATTTACCGATGAGGTTGTACAACCCCTTCTGTTTCGTCTGCGTGACGTAGTGTTCGCTGTGTATCTGGAGGAAATCCGACGTGAGTCTCTGCACCGGGACCTCGCCGACCTGAATCTCCACCCACTCCACGAGGGCGTGAGCCACGCTCTCTATCCACCCATACGTCGCCGTCACCGCGGGGAGTCTCAAGCGAAACGCCAAATTCGTGAGGACATCCCCGCCGTTTTGCGGGAGCCTGAATCGCAACCTCGCCCCGAAATCCGGAACGTTGTCCGCCTCGACGTCGAACGTCTCCTTGCTATACGAAAGCGTTCGCCGGTAGACGCTGTTGTAGAAACTGAACTCCGGGTTCGCGGTGAAATGTTTTTCCCTCGGACCACCAGAGGTCTGGAGTTGGACTCTACCAGCCATCTTCTAATAGTATGGGGGATTTAAAATTTTAAACCAGCCACACCGCCTGCGATGACCAAGATGTTTTGCGTCGTGGCGTAGACTCGAACTTTGTTGTCGTACCCAGCGAAACGAGGGGTGATCTCCACCGTGAGCATCTTGTGGGCGATGCGACTGAAATTCACGTGCCCAGAGGGTTCGGGGTTCTGCGGGTTCTTGGCGAAACTGTACATCCCGAAATCACTCTTAATCCTGTGAACGAAAACGGCGGCACCGTAGCGGTCCGAGGGGTCTTCGTTGTTCACCTCGGCGGTGAGGTAGGACTCGTCCGAGGGTTGGTTCACGTGGTGACGGAAAGGTACACCCCACGTGAGATAATTGGTGTCCCGGTCGAAAACCACCTCGTTGTTGAATCGCAATTCCACACGCTTGATGGTGTTGTAATTGTTGGGAAGGTTTTTCTGTTCCGCGTATTCCGATTGGGAGACGAAAAACATCTCTCGCACGGGACCTTGGAATTTCAAAAGCACCGAACGCTTGGTCTCCCCGTCTTTGATGTCGAACTGAGACATCGACAACTGCGTGATGAGGTACTCCATCGGTCTGGTCATGACGTACGCGCGCTCCTCGTCACCCAAGAAGACCATCTCCGTGTCCAGGGAGAGATTGCGAATCTCACCGGTCGCCACCGTGCTGTCAGGGGCCACGAGGGCACCACCCATGAAGAGCATCTCACTGAAAGGACGAAGGGTGAGACGGACCTCCACCAACTGTTTGGTCAACGCACACGAGGGGATGGCCAAAGCACTGTTTCGGTGGAAATAAAACGGCAACTCCAAATAATAGGTGTACGTGCGATCGGAGTACGTGAGAAAGTTCCCGTGACCGTTCAAAAAGTAAATCGATTGCTCCACGTCGTCGGAGTTGTGCCACAATTGGTTGTAAATATAAATAAACTCACCCGTCAAGCGTTGAATCACCTGGTTACCGATCACCAAGTCGGCGTATTCAATCATGTGCGAACACACGCTCGGGGGGTAGTAGTTATCGTTTCGACCAAAGTTATCCGGCGCCGGGTCACTCAACGTGACCTTCACCGTCATGTTTCGAATCAAGTCCCCCTTGTTTTGCGGAATCCGACAACTCACCGTGCGACCGAAATCCACCGGGTTACCATCGAACGGGGTCTCCACGGAAGCGATGGAGAAGGGTGTGTGGCGACGGAACCGACTCAAAAACAACGAGTGCGAGGGTTCGCCTGTGAGCCACTGATCGATCAGACCAGTGGTCGCTAATTCCAGGCGTCCAGCCATATTACTATTAGTAAGTGAGTAAAATTTTAACAATTAATTATGAGCGACAATGATAGATGAATTTGCAACTCAAGAAATTCGACCCCTCCAAGATTGCAGACGACCGAGTGTGCGTTCTGATTGGGAAGAGAAACACAGGCAAATCTTTTTTGACTCGTCACCTCATGAGTTTCAAGAAGCACATCCCCTCGGGGGTGGTGTTGTCAGGCACAGAGGAAGGGAACGGGTGGTACGGGAAATTCGTACCGGACCTGTTCATCTATCCAGATTTCGACAAGGAGGCCATCGAGCGGGTCATCGAGCGACAAAGAAAACTCGTCAAGTCTGGGAAGAAACAAAACGTCTTCATGATTTTGGACGACGTGATGTACGACACTAAAAACCTCCGAGAGACGTGCATTCGACAAATCTTCATGAATGGTCGTCACTGGGGGATTTTTTTCATGCTGTGCATGCAATACTGCATGGACATTCAACCGGCGCTCCGATCGAACATTGACTATGTTTTTGTGCTTCGAGAAAACATTCTCCAGAACCGGGAAAAACTTTGGAAAAACTTTTTTGGGGTGATACCCTCTTTTACGATGTTTAATGCCATCATGGATGCGGTCACGGAAGATTTCGGATGTTTAGTTTTAGATAACACCCAACGCAGTAACAAAATCACGGACTGTGTGTATTGGTACAAAGCCCCCCCTCACAAACCCTTCAAGTTGGGGTCGCGAGCGATGTGGAACATGCACAAGAAGATGTACAACCCAAAATACGACACCGATCCTCAGGTGGACCCGAAGAAGGCGAACAAGAAAACCGCCGTCACGGTGACGAAAAAAAAGTAGTGCGTTCACAGACGGATGCAAAAACCTGAGGTACAATTAAATGTCCACGGAAATCCAGGCGTTGAATTTGAACGACGACGGCGAGGGGTACGTACCCATCGCCCCGCCCACTCAGGCTGCACCCCCGCCGCCGACACCTCCACCCCCACCACCGGTGCAAAACGGTGGCACCAACAACGTCTCAACCGCGTTCGTGCCAAACGACACTGAAAAAAATATCCGTTTACAACAAAATAACATGATGGACAGCACGCCCATTCACGATGTTTTGGGGGGAGACGAAATGATGCCCCTCGAACCGCCGATGATGCAACAGCAGCCGAGAATGCAAGGCATGATGCACGAGGCCCCGCCGCAGACGCAGATGGCCATGGGTGGGATGATGATGCAGCCGCAACAGCAAGCGCCGCCGAAGGTTGAATCGAAGAATCCGCTCAACCTCACCGACGATCAGTTGACCGCCCTCCTCGTCGCCGCGTGCGCCGCGGCCGCGATCTCCAAGCCGGTTCAAGACAAGTTGGTCACCTCCGTGCCCAAGTTTTTGAACGAAGCCGGCTCTCGCTCGATGGTCGGATTGGCCACCACCGGTGCCGTCGCCGCCGCCCTCTTCTACATCGCCAAGGGATACGTCGTGAAGAACTAAGTGTCACTCACGTGTTCACCACAGAACTTTTGTTTCGTCCCTATCCTGTCGTACACGCCGATTTCAACGGCGATGTCTCTCAGTCGAAGGTAGTTTTTCCAAAACTTTTCCGAGTGAGAGTACTCAGGCACCGTGCAGTGGGCCAACTCGTGCAAAAGCACGTGAAATATTTGGTTCGGGGTGCCGTCCAGACAGATGCAAATCTCCGCCCCTTTGTTCGTGTTGTAGGCAACCCCACCGTTCATGCGATGCACCGCGGTGATCGGGATGGGACGAGCCAATCGACCGAACGTCTCGTGTCCACGCAGGTGGTGACGCAGACGCGTGTATCGCTCCTTCACCTCCACCAAGTGCGGTGGGTCCTGAGTCGTCGAGAGCACCCAAAGATTGATGACGATTAAGATTAAAAATGCAATCATCTTCTATTGTATACAAAGATAAATTTACTATAAAATTGCGAGACCTCGTTGTCCCCTCCGATGGGTTCCCACGCGTGCAATCTAAATCCTAAACGTTCGAGGTGAGTGACCAAGAGGTCTTTGTACGCCACGGGCTCACTCATCGGCCCGCGCTCCGTGTAGTACGGGGTGTCCGCGAGGTACACGAAGAGTTTTTCCCCGAACCCACCGTACCCAGCCTCACCCTGCTTCGTCATGAAGAAACTCCCGTCCGCCATCTTGAGGGGTGTCCGTCGCAACACCCTGTCGCTGTCTGGAATCACACCCACCAAACGCGTGCCGAGTCGGGCCCGGTCACGGATTCCGCGAAGGCTCTTGTGGAAGAGGTCCTCCGTCGCGAACACGTATTGCAAAGAGAAATTGTAACAGATGACGTCGAACTTTCTCTTCGGACACGCCTGGATGTCACCGTGATAGAAATTCACGCTGAGATTCAAACTCTTCGCCCGCCGCTTCGCCTCCTCCAGAGCCGTGGCCTCCGGGTCACACATGTTCACCCTCGCCCCCACCTGCGCCCACTTTTGGAGGTCCCCACCGAATCCCGCACCCACGTCCAAGACGTGTTCGTCCCTTCGGGTGACCTCGCGTATGAGGGCACGCTTGACATCGTTGTGAAATTTACGCACCCCCTCCATTTGTCAGGGTGGGGAGGGTCACCCCTACCTTAAGGCAATTTTTATTCTTTTTTTACAGTATGAGTCTCGAAGATTTCATCAAGGCTTGTGCCATCTTGGGGGAAGGCATCGTGTTGAGTCATCACTACATATGGAGAAGGAGGGGGTAAATTTTTATTTTTTGTAAATGTTCCAGGGAACAAGAAGAGTTAAAGGTATTTTGTGATATTTATGTACACGTACACAATGTTTGAAAAGACCTTCTCCGAAAACAACCCTCACGTCGGTGCGGCCGTCGATCAGTGCCACCTCGACCTGACGTACGGACTCGTTCGCGCTCACAAACCGAAATCCATCCTCGAACTCGGCGTCGGCTCTGGGCGCACCACGGCCACACTCATCAAGGGTGTGCGCGATAACGGCGACGAGAAAAACGCGCACATCACGCTCGTGGATAATTGGGAGGATTGGAGGGGTGAAAAACCCAAAGACATCTTGGAAGAAATCGAAGGCTACGTGGAGGTCGTCGATAAACCGGAACGCGATTTCGTGTTCGAGGCGAGACAGTCGTGGGATTTCATCTTTTCCGACGCCGATCACTGGAACACGGACAAGTGGTTCGATTACGTGTACGACCGTCTGTTGAAAAACAACGGTGTGCTGATTTACCACGACGTCTCCAAGCAGGAAGGGTTCCCAAAAGAAGAATTGCGATTTCCCAATCTTTACAACATCCTCCTGAAGTGTCGGGAGAGGGGCATCGCGCACGCACACTTCGACCGGTCGTCGTCCGAGGGCGAGCGGTGTTACCGAGGTTTTTTGGTGATTTTCAAATCGCAGTTGTGTAAGGTCGTACCGAGTGAGTTGAACGCTATCACGATAGTATCTTAACGTCACACCATGGAGTGCTGCAGCCTGCGCAAGGAGAGAAACACGGCCGCGGCGCGAGGGGACGTGTGCTCCTTCGCCAACGCGTGCGTCGTCGATGGTTTGTGTGACGAGTGCGCTTTCACGGCGATCGACGACGCGGTGGAGATGTGTGGGAGAGATCCAGATCTCGGATCCCAAAGGACAGCCTGTCTAGAGATACTGAAAACCTGTCGACGCGATCTGCTCGCCTTCGAGTTCGCGAGCCCTAACAACCCCGACGAGGGCACCTTCGATCTCTACTTGGGGTGGGCCCTCGAGAGCAAGTGCCCACACGTCCTCGACTGGCTTTTGGAGCACAGACCGAAGCACCGAACGACGAGCAACCGAAAGATGGTGGAAATCATAGTAGATTTGGATTTCGTCTCGAAAGACGTGGAACGGGCGAGGTGGGACACCTACGCGTGTTTGGACGTCCTGGCAAAATATATGCACGTGCCCATGTCCACGAAGATCCTCCAAGAGGCGGCCTACCAGGGTCACGAGGAATTTTTTAGGTGGGTCATGGACAACAAACACGAAAACATGTGGAAGAGGAAGGAATACACCGAGACCGCCTTCACAATGGGTCACCTCGACCTCGTGCGCACACTCGCGTGTAAAGCGGGCGTCCCGTTCTACCCCCACGAGATGAAAACGGAAAACGTGGTCCAAGCGCCCTCGGAGACGAGGAGGGAATATCGAAAGCGAAAATTGTTCGTCAACATCATGCGTAGATTTGCAGCGCTTTGTTAATAATTATTTCTCTTGGTATTACAGGAAGCATGGTCTACACCGTCGATCTCTTGGGAGACGCAAACTTGCGAGTTCGAGACCTGACTATCACGCGGAACACGTACCTCGCGAACGTCGTGGTCGACGCCTCCGCCGACCTTCAATCCGTGACGACGTCGGGGTCGACGACCACGAATTCTGTCGAAATCACGAGCGCGCAATCTTCCACGTCGAAACTCACCGGGGCTCTCAAAGTCACCGGGGGTGTGGGCGTGCAGGGAAACGTCTACGTCGGGAGCAATTTGTTTGTTAGTTCTAATTTGGGCGTGCAGGGAAACGTCCACGTAGGGAGCAATCTGTTCGTCACCGGGAACGTCGAGGTCGGGACGGCGAACCTCTTCGTGGATTCCCTCACCGGAAACATCGGCATAGGAACCACCGAACCCATAGAGTCCCTCGATATCGTGGGCAATCTCAACCTCCAAAAGGTTTCCAACACCGCCTCTATCAAGTTGAACTCCAACGTCGTCACGGAG